TACTTCCATAATCGAGGGTGTGTGGATCGAGCCAGTTGTACTGTGGCCAGTCATTGAGAGCGAGGGTGACTGGCGGATTCTTGAGGTAGACAATTCTACAGCGACCAGCCATAGAAAGAGATCCTGCAAAACGGAACCGGAGTTGAACTCCAGCTCTGTAGAAGGCAAAATTTCTCAGCTTGTCGAGTAGATTTGGGAATTGGGCGAAAATTCCAGGAACATTGAATTGGGATAAAAGGCTTCCAATGGGAGCCCCGCTGGATACGGGAATCACAACGGCAGGATGGTCACGCATAGCAACCTTGCGCAAATCACGACGAGGGTATGGGTCACCCATGGCGAGATCGGGCATCAAGGCAAGATGTTGGGACGAAATAACAGGGGCAATATTTGCGGAAACAATCATGCCGGCTTTGGTTGTGGAGCTTGGAGCACTAGTGAGTGAAGGAGCAGGGTTGGATCCAGCTGTTCCTAAGTTTGATGGGGAGTTATCACCTGTGGCGACAACGGAAGACGAACCTTCAATGGCGAGGCCGCCACCGACGGAGATTTCGTTTCCTCTAGTAGGGTTTTGATTATCAGAAATTTCAGCACTGTGTAATACATCGTGTTGGCCCACAGTAGACCAAAACGGAAGGGGGTGGGTTGAATCACTTCTGAGAAGTGCCATACGGAACCCAGGTTGCATACATTTTTCAACGATGGCTGTGTTGACAACTAGTTTAACGACATAGGTTGGTCGTGGCTTGGTTCATAAAGTAACACCAAGTCGACGAGCGAGATTGTTGGAGATGTCAGCATTTCGGGGCTTGACATTGGCACCATGTTCATGCATGTTCAATTTTAGTTTAGCAACATGTTCACGGTACAATTCAGGATGTTGAATCATCTCTTCTTCGAAAGCATCGAAGTGGGGTTGAGCGTACTCAATCCAGGACTTGTCAGACTTGTACCACAAGACGTTCTGCGTGATAGACAGAAGGTCAAGAGGGGCTAGCACAATAGTCTGATTATCAACAGAGTATGGTCTAAAAGCACGTTTGAGGAAAGTGATTTCGGAGGGCTGCATCTCTTTGACAGGGCCATTTTTGTCAGCAGCTGTGATCTGGAATCCGATTTCAGCGGCTGTTGGTGTGATTTTGGAAAAATCAGGAGTTTGGACAATCTTGATCAGTTCGTCTAGCTTGTTAAGCATAAGGATGTGGTCATCCCCATACATCACAAGACAAAGATGGACTAAATACAAGATGACTCGTGTTTTCCAATTTAGCTCAGGATAAAGTTCACGCCACCAATTGACATAAAGGTACTCGAGAGCAAATGCATTGCGAAGAGCTGTGTCAGTGCATCCAGATGGGTTGTGGAAAATGATATAGAGCTCATCATTAACCAAAACCTGGATAGGTTCGAGAACTATGTTCCATGCGGCAGACCACGAAAATGTTTTATAAGCGTGGCTACCAGTTTTGGAAGTGTATTCAAATCGAAGCTCAGGGAACGGCTTCTTAAGGGACGTGAAGTGAGCTTCCCAGTAGTCTCGAAGGGTCATGTAGGCGAGTTGAACTTCAGCACCATTAGTTGTGTCCATTGCGACAGCATCACCATCACTAGCTTTATCAGCTAGTTTGATCATGTTCCACAATTCTTCCCAATCTTTGGATGTTGGGACAATACCAACGGCAACAGGGGCAGGACGGTTCTCA